GCAGGATAAAACTCGCCATCTATTTTAGCCAGCCAAGGACAAGGTGTTGCTCTATCTAAAACATAAACTGCATGATTACGAGAAGCACAATCCCAAGGTTGTGCTTGGTGCGTAAGCATTGGTTCAGGCCATTCTTTAAAAGGTGTATCACCCACCAATCCTGTTATGGGCATCCTAGCCCACATCGCACCACCATGCACGTTTGGTTCATCTGTATTATCTGTCTCGCATCCAGTAAAAATTACTTGGAAGCTAAGACACCTGTTCGGTATGGTTGTTACAGCTATCACCATAGCATGAAGAAACTCTCCATGATATTCGCTATGGTTGCAAGTGTACTCCCTCCGTACCCAGCATTTGAAGTACGGTACATTGCTCTGTAGATATGCCATTACTTTTTAACTTTGCCGCCTTTCATGTAGCCCTTCTTACGCATTCCGACTTTACCGCCCATAGCGTAACCTTTTTTCTTTACTTTACCTCCACCCATCATTTTTTTAGTTTTGCGACCTTGCATTGAGCCGCCTTTCGCACCGCCTTTAGACTTCATAATATTCTCCTTGGTTAGTTTTTACCTATTTTTTTAACACGTTCAAATGAACGTAATCCAGCAAGACCCAACATTCCAGTTAAAATCGGAACCATCATGGATACATCCACTTGAGGAATAACAACTCCAAATGGTGCAGCTAATGGACTTACTAAATAGTTTATAACAAAACCTGACAAACAAACATAAGCAGTCAATGGTCGCCAGGAACTTTGAAACCAGTTTCCTTTCGCATCTTCTTTGTTTATTGCAAGCTGTGCTAATAAAGCTTCTTGAGCGTGTTTCTCACCCATAGTCGCTATCTCGTGAGCCAGAGCAGACTTTTGATCTTTGTCTTCGATAAATTTGTCTAAAAGACCTGTTACTGGACCTACTAAACTTGTTAATACACTCAAACTGGAACCCCCCTTATATCTGCTAAATCTTGTAAATTCTTCTCTTTCTTGCCGCCATCATACTCCCAAGCGTACCCTTTTTCAATCATTTCGTTATTTATACTATGTTCAGAATCGCTACTATAAAACCAACCAAGCATTCTACCGTATTTGCCGTCCTTTTCTGTTTTTACAATTAAACCTTCAGAACCCTCTAATCTTTCCGTAAGATATGCTTTAGCTTCAAGGCCAAAGACTTTCTCCTCTGCATCTTTCGTTCTGCTTTCAGGAGTATCTATACCAGCAAGGCGAACACGTTCTTTTTTTGAAAGGTCAAACCCCAAGTCTATCACAACATCAACAGTATCGCCATCTACAACTTTTACTATTTCCTTAACTGCGTATTCGTACATTACTCCTCCTTATTTTTTCTATTTAACACACTTCCTGTTAATATGGCCCCAAACGACAAATGAAACAAGCCCCCACCCATTAAAGTGTATGGATCATGGTGGTCTGTCATCTTTCTCATAAGCTCCATCTGAAGTTGAGCATTTTCCATTGTATTCATTGTATCTATAAAACTTGCTATTTCTGGTCTGTTTACTCCATACCAAACAGGAACAAGTACAAAATCAAACAGACATATAAAGAGATATACTCCCAAAGCTATTGATTGGAAGTTAACATTAGCCATTCTTTGAGAATGCACTGGAGGCTATAAAGGCTCCAATAATACCCATGTTTGAAAGGACCCAAGTACTGCCGATACTACTTAAATGATCCAATCTATCTAAAGGCACAAGGTCTGTCATAAGCACTGCAATATAAGCTGTAACGGACACCGCAGAGAACCAGACCATATATCTTTGTTGATCTTGTTTGGCGTTATCGTTCTCCAGACGGATCTTTCTCTCCATAATCTCAAGGTCGTCTATTTGTTCATCTCCATTACTATCTAACTTAGCTGCAAATTCTTTAGCTGCTTTACCTTTAAAAGTCTTTTGTGTCATTTAAACGCCTCCTTCATTGAGTTCATTAAATCTTTAACTGTAACTCGTTTTTCCTTTGGGTCGTAGAGACATACGATTTGACGAGGGCAAGCGTCAATGCTTTCCATGATTTCAATACCTCCACTTCCGTTAGCTCCTTCGTATAGACACCAGTATTGTCTTGTTGTTTTCCCTCGAAAACTTTCATGGACTTTTTCGATTTTTTTAAGTCTGCAAATTGTATATCCCCCATTGTCGAGGGTTGGCCTCCTATAATGCTCATGAGCTTCTGTCCACGAGCCAGAGGCCGTATGCAATAGCAATGAGAATGGCAGTGCCAATGCCAAGGGTGCAAATAAGGATAACCCAGAATAAAATCTTTTCTTTTCTTTCTTGTGCTTCATAAATTTCTTTCTGTCTACGCTTACGAATAGTTCCTTCCATCTGAACTAATTCTTCCCAAGCTGAGGTTCCATGAGCGAACATTATGAAGGTTTTCAACTCGTCACGCTGCTGTTGTAATTTTTTTTTGGCAGCGAAAGCTTCGATAGCTTCCTGCTCTATACTCTGTCCATTGAAAACTTTAGAAAATAAAGTAGGATTTTTAGCTCTTTTTTCAATGTTGGATACATCTGAGACTGCTCCCATCCAACGACTTAAATCAGCCGTCATACTTTCCAGTTCTCGACCTGCCATAAAAGCTTTTTTTATTCCACCAAAGGCGGCTGTGGCAGTTGAGATAGCCGCACTTATAGTGATCGGGTCCATACTACATCCGTATGACTATAGTTATGAGTAAAAGAAAAGTAGCACCAAAAGCACTAATAAGGATATTTTCAATCCTCCGAAAACGATTGTAAATGTCCTTAAACTGAATATTGGCTTCAGTTTCGAGGCGAGTAGTGCGTGAATCAAGAGAATGTATCTCTTGGTTAAGGGAATTTACTGTTGGCTTTGTCAACTCTTCTTCTTAGCTTTCTTTGTTGTTTTTTTCTTAACTTCAACTTTAGGCTTTTCTTCCCAAGCTTCATTTTCAGGCGTATCTGGATTATCAGCTACATAATGACCAGCGGCAGTTCTTGCACGAACCATAACGGTTTCCGCAACTTCTTTCGCTTTATTTATAGCTTCTCTACGCATAACTTTCGCTTCTTTCATTTGTTTAGCGATTTTTTCATAGACTGATGATGACATTATTGCCTCCTTGATAAGTTATTCATTGCAGCAATATCACGCTGCGTTTGTATTCTATCTTCTGCAATACGAGTTTTATCTTGCAGAGCTTCCTCTGAAATATCAATTCGTTGTTGCTGTACGAGAGCATCGTTTCTTTCTTTCTCTCTGTCAAGTTCTTGAGATCTATCAAATTCTTCTTTCTTTCTCTCAATATCAGCACCTTTCAATGCTAATTCCTGTTTCCTAATCGTCACAAGTGGATCTTCTGACTTCTCAGGTGTAACACTCTGAGCATACTGCTCTATCATCTCTGCAGCCAAACTTGAAGCCATGTTCTGAACTTGCTCTTGTATTTTTGCTTGGAACTCAGGGTTTGTCTGCATCATTTGCTGTGCTTCAGGTGGTAAATTTGCCATAATCTCCTCTTGAGCCTGTTGTTCTGAGAATAGGGCTATATGCTCTTGAATATGCCCTTGTAAGGCTGAAATGACATTCATGTTAGCTTGGACTACAGGAGTAGACATTATGGCTAGGTGAGCCTTAATATGAGCCTGATGATCTTGTTGTGGAAATGCTTGTGCCATTCCTCCTGTTAAAAACGCTTGATTCTCCTTTGCAGGGTTCATTGGCATAGGTTGTGGAGGGGGCGGTAGTATAGCTTCAATATTACCAACACCAAGAGCCTCGTACATTTTACGATATGCCTGATATAAACCTTGTGGACCACCATGTATCTGTGGGTTTGACTGCACAAGTTGTAATTGTGTCTGTGCAAGTGAAATCCTCTGTGACATAGAGAATATGTTGGGGTCGCTAACTGGTAACACATCAATTCTGCTATCAAAGTCCTGTGCTTTTATCTCAGGTGGACCCCCTGCAGCCATATAAGGATATGGTGTAGGGTTTTCTGAGAATATCCTAGATAACAGTTTAAATTCTATCTTTTGTGAATAATGCAGACGCTTATGTATCGCAGACATAACTTTTGTGCCACGTTCCATGATAGCCATAGTTGTTCCTACAGGTTGTTCACCACCCATTTCAGCAACTTTCATGTCTGCCATTGAAGCAAAACGTCTACCTGCATCAACCAAAGTGCCTAAAAGACTATACAAAGTTCCTGAAGGCTCTTTAAACGGCAATGGCATTAAGGAACCCCTAATATCACCACCTATCGCATCTATATCTCTAAATTCTCCTGGCTGGATTGGATTGTCCTCATCACGAATACGAGCACCACGAGACTTAAAACCTGCAGGGAGATTAGAAAGAGTACCTGCATCAATAAGTTGTCGTAGTAATGATGTAGAAGCTTGGGCAAGACCTCCAATCATGTGTGTAAGTCCAAATCCATAAAATCCAAGGCCAGGGAGAAACTTGTAATGTATAAAATACTGCTTCTGTTTTCGCATTATGTCTTGTTCGTTATAGTTTCTACGAATAGCCAAAACTTCGCTTGTTTCTTTAAGAATTGTAACGATATATGGTAGTTTCAAACCTGATGGTTGTCCGTCTGCACCCATATCTTCAAAACCTTCAATATCAAGGTTCGTATGCACCTCATATATTGTTAGTTCTTCATTCATACCTGATGGTCCTACCCCCTGTATGTCGTCTACTGCTTCTTGAATCTGTGATAAATTGTTTATAGAACCAGAAGATGGCAAATCGAGATCACGATAGAACCCTGCAATCTGCATCTTTCTTACTTCATTCTCACTCATACGAATAATGTGTGTTATTCTAGGGCTTGTAAGTAAATCAGTTGCAGCATAAGGAACAACCAAGTCTTCAGCATAGACAAACTTGCTTACGGCTCTTTGCAACAACGGATCAAAGTAAACTTTTTTAAACGTAGAACCCACAATCGGTAGATAGAACAACATCTGGTCTAATTCAGGGTCATACTCCTCCATCTCGTAGGTGATCTGGTAATTCATGTACTCTTTAATACGTTCTGCTTGTGCAGAAAGCATAGGATTATCAGCACCTATAACCTGTGTACGAACAGGACCACCTGCAGGTAACATCTCACGATAAGCTTGTGCCTGAAACTGTGTTACAGACTCTGCAAGCAATGGATGAACAACTCCAGAAGCTCCTTCAAATGGTTGTGACCTCTCTTCTGGCTTCATACCTAGAAAAGACAAGCCATCCTTGTAGTTATCTTCCCACTCTTTACGAGAGGATATATCATCATCTATATCACCAATAAGATCATTGGATATAGGTCCTAAAACACTGTCATCAACAAAATCAGCTATATTAGCGTTAAAATCCATTGGCTGTTGCATCATTTCGGTCTGCTCTTCAAACTCACCTATGATAGCAGTGCCATCATCAAACTCTGTAATGTCTTTTTCTTTATCAAACTCAATCAGGTCTATCTCTGCTTGTTCAAGTTCTGGAGATACACCATCGACATTACCACCAGCCCCTGTTCCTGTTTCAACTGCCATTATCCAAACATCCCCATGTTATATGAAAATTTATCTGCCATATTCTTTTCATTTGCTATATCTAAAAGAGCTTTTCTTGCTGCTGGACTTTTTGCTTTATCTGCTTTTGCTAATGCAACTAAATACTCATCAGACGCATCACCACTTTTTAAAGCATTTTTTATTGCTTTATCTGGTGTTGAGGCAGACTCGCCCCCATCTAGGGAGGAAAAGGGAACAGAAAACTGCCCCAACCCATATTGATTCATATCAACAAAACCACCTTTATAATAACCTTTTGCATCAAACTTATCTATCAAATCTTTACCCTCTTTTAAAGAAAATACTATATCGGATGGATCATAAGAATCAGGTGGTGTAATTAACCACATACCAGCATTTCTTTCGCCAGAAGGAATTTTTGATATTTGATAACCTCTGTAATTATAATACCCTGATGCAATTTTACTTGCTGATGACATTTACCTAACACCTATAAACTTTGTACCTGCAATGGCGGCTCTACCACCACGAGAGTGTCCTTTGACTTCTCCACCTTGCTCATACTTCTTAGCTAAAGATGGGTTCATCTTTTGTTGAACTGGTTCAGGAAGCTTTGAAAAACCTTTTAATTTAGAAGGAACTTCTCCTCCTGTTTCAAATGGTGTTATTTTTTTTCTAGCCATACCTCCTTTTGGTTCTCTCATACCCATTATTTCTTTAACTCTTTCCCTATCTGCATCTGATATAGTTTTACCTGACTCTCCAAGAATTTGTGCCATTAATTTGCGATCAGCATCTGATATAGTTCTTCCACTCATATTAATCTCCTTTAATAATACTCTCTTTTACTTCGCCACTGCCTATCTTCATCCTCGTTATAGTCATCTGGAGTTATAATAAAACCCCCTTGTCTAAATCGCAGTATAGCCTGAGTCATGCTATCTGCCAAGTCATCATGTTCACCATTTGGAAAAGCAGCACATTCTTCGACCACCTCTTCCGCAAATTTGGTGTCAGGACACCATACCATACCACTTTCAAACACTGGAGAGCAAGCATTCATTCTTGTAAACTTATCCGCACCCCTACTTGGAGTGAATGGAGTAACAGGAATACCCATACGAACAAGCTCTTGCGACAAGGGCATACCACTCGCTTTTTGCTCTATTAAAATCATATCTGGTTCGTATTGTTGGTTTAATTCTTGGGCTATTTCCTTTAATTCTGGAAAATCCCACCGCCCTCTTACGGCATCTAACAAAATAATCGCATCTGCCTCACCCTCCACAGGTTGAAATATACCCCATGTGGTAATCGCACTATAGTCAGCTCTGTCAGACTTACTAAATGCCGTATCGTAGCTTTGAATAATATAATCACAAGGAGGAGGACCCACACTATCCCACATTTGCCACCATTCTCTCTTAATAATAGCACCCTCTTCTGCAGTTGGGTTCTGCATATACTGAGAGTTCCACTTTGATACAGGAATAGAAGCTTTTACACCCTCAAGTTCGTCTAAACTCCAGAACTCAGGCCATAATGGTTTGCCAGAAGGCATAATTGCAGGAAACTCTACAATATCCCACTTATCTGCCCCTGACTCGCTTTGTTTATGCAAAACTTTTGCTGTTAAATCACGAATACTCCATCGTGTCATAACGATTATTAAGGCTCCCCCTGGTTGAAGTCTCTGTCTCGGTCCAGATGTGTACCACTCGTAGATATGATCTAAAGCCGTAGGACTTAGTGCATCCTGCTCAGATACAGGGTCATCAATAATACATAAGTCAGCACCACGACCAGCAAGAGCACCACCAACCCCCACAGCATAATACTCTCCACCCCCAGAGGTTGACCATCTTCCACTCGCTTTTGCGTCTGTCGCCAATTTAACATTTGGAAAAACATCTCTAAAATCCTCGCTATCAATAAGGTTCTTAACTTTTCTACCAAAACCCACAGCCAATTCTGCCGTGTGCGTTGCCTGAATAATTTTTTTTGATGGATCTCTGCCCATAAGCCACGCTGGAAACAAATAAGACGCAAATTCTGACTTCGTATGTCTAGGCGGCATATTAATAATCAAACGCTTAATCTTACCATCTGCAACGTCTTGAAGTTTCTGAGCATAAATCTTGTGATGAGAACCCTCAATAAACTGAGGCCACACAGTTTTTACAAAATCTATAAACTTATCGTGCTTTTTCTGCCTATTATCTAAAGTAGAAAGACGCTCCAACATAGGAGCAAGTTTA